TCTGCAAGCCGCCGCTGACGAAAAAATCGAAGGCGCGCAACTCGCGACAGAAGCCGCGCTGGAATTTGCAGCGGATCGCGTGGCCGCTGCGGAGGAAACCGCACAGCAACTCGCGGACGCGGCGTTGCAAACTGAACTAGGCCGTCAGGTCGTTACTCTCAGAGAGGAATTTTCATCTTGGCGGACACAATCGGACCAGAAAATATCGGCGCTGGAAACGGAATTGCAGGCGGTGAAAACAGCGCCCCCGGTAATCCTGGCAGCGGACCTATCTTCTTCGACCCTTCCAGCGTCGGAGGCCCCGGCGGAGGAACCGGCGCAGGAACCGGGACCGACGTTCCTGCCGACGGCAAGCGCAAGCGCGGGCGCCCCCGAGGTAGCGGCACGGGGCAGCGAGAGCGAGCGCCGGAGGCGTCGGCTTCTGTAAACGAGGCCAAGGCCCCGCTATCCATCGACGGCGTTTCAGCGATCCTGCTATCGGTTCACACGATGGCAGCTTCGTTTTTCGCCGTTCCCGAACTGGATATCGAAAAATCCGAGGCCAACAATCTGGCGAACGCTATCAAAAGCGTTGCAGATCATTATGACGTGAAAGCGTCGGAAAAATCGTTGGCATGGGCCAACCTCGTTTCCGTAACCGCAATGGTCTACGGAACACGAATGTTTGCGTATCGCGCGCGCAAATCGATGGAACGCGCCGATACCAAAACAGAAAAGCCCCCGGCTAACGTGGTGAGGATGCAATGACGAACGATTATAAGACACATTATATCATGGTGTCGGCTTTCGCCCTTTCAATCCTGCTTATGGGATTGATTTTTCTGTTCGTTCATACGGTGATCATCAAACAGGAGGGTTAAAATGTCGTGGCGTGTCGCAAATGCCTTGCTCCAATTGCGCGAGCAAGTGAATGCGCTTTATCCATCGCGCTCTAAAAGCAGCGATGGCACCATTGGAGACGCGGCACACGCCTCACGTTCCAGCGATCATAACCCCTGGGTCAAAGACGGTCGTGTCGGGATCGTGACCGGCATGGATATCACTCATGATCCAAAGTCGGGTTGTGACAGTTACGTATTGGCCGAAAAACTTTTGGCCTCGCGCGATCCGCGCATCAAATACGTCATATCGAATGGGCGCATCGCGAGCGGTAGCAGCCAATCGACCATCGCGTGGAAGTGGCGCAAATACAGTGGCAGCAATCCTCACAATCATCACGTCCACGTTTCTGTAAAGGAAACGAAAAAATTCTATGACGATACTGCCGACTGGAATTTGGGCGTGATCGTTGCACGTGAGGCACAAACCAATTACGTTGCGCCAATGCCGACGGTGCGGCGCGGCGATATCAGCGAAATTGTCGGCATTCTGCAAGATCGTTTAATCGCGCGCGGCTATATGATCAAGCGCGATAAGAAATTCGGTGGCCTCACATTTGAGGCAGTCGTAGCTTTTCAGCGTAAAGAAAAGATCGGTGATAATGGCGTCGTCGGTCCGCAAACTTGGGAGCATCTATCTTGAGCAAGATCACCAAAAAGATAAGCCGGATTTTTCGCGCCAAAAAGGGTAGCGGCAAAACCGGCTCACGCTCCGCTCACGAGCAATCGGTTTTGCGCCGCCGGAAAAAATCTCCGGTTTTATTCGGCATGTTCAATAGGAAGTAATGAGCATGTGGAACGAATTTCTTGCCGCCTTCACAACCGAACACCGGCGATGGATACGAATTGCTATCGTCGGCGCAATGGCCGCGCTCGCCTATTATTTCATGGAGAGCAAGGTAAAGGATTGGCTACGCGCCTAGATAGTGTAGTGTACTTTCTCTATTCAACCGGAGGAATTACACCATGCTTAAGTCGCTTCTCGTTATGTTCGCCGGACCTGTCGGCGGGCTTGTCAACAATGCAATCGGCACGGCGTCAGCGGCCTCGCTGACATACCTCACTTCCATGGGCCTGCCCCTGACGACTTCACAGGGCATCGTTTCCGGCCTGGCCCTCGCAGCATCCGCCGCTATCTCCTGGGCTGCGGGAACGCAGGGCATTGTGATCCCGTTGGTACGTCAGGCACAGAATGGCGTTACCGTCGTGCCTGCCACGCCCGCCAATCTGAAACAGGCTGTCAACGGCCCTTTAAAGTAAGCCCGCCGTCGTCACCGTTTGGCAGATATCACGGCGGGCCTCGTGGACAGTAGCAACAATAGATAGCGGCGGCGCAATGACACAAGAATTAGCATTTCAATTATTAGGTGCCGCCGTTATCGTCGTTTCCAATGCAGTCATGATAACCGTCGCGTTTCAAAAATTGCGCGGGGACGTTGGTATCATTTCCGTCAAGGTAAGTGCCGTGGAAACAGATATTATTGACCTAAAGAATACGGACCGTCGGCTTTCAGTGTTGGAGGATCGGCAACAGAATATGACTGCCGATCTATCGTTGGTTAAAAAAGACAATCAACTCATTCGTACTGAAATTCAATCGCTCCGCTTGGGTGTCGATAGAAGCGCGCATATTGTGGAAAAATATAATGAGCGGGTTTAACGTCCCCAAGATTTCGGACCGCGTTGCTATCATGGGCAGCAACGGCACAGGCAAAACGCAATTCGGCGCTTGGCTTTTGTCTATCGGTTATTTCGACGTGCAACCGTATATCATCATCGATTACAAGCGCGATGAATTGCTAAATTCGTCGGATCGTATTAAAGAGATTGGCGTTGGAGAGGAACCGCCAAAGCATCCCGGACTTTATATTGTGCATCCTCGCCCGCGCATTGACGACGCCGCGATGGAAGGCTTTTTAGAGCGAGTTTGGGAACGTGAAAATATCGGCCTCTATTTCGATGAGGGCTATATGGTGCCCGACAAGGCGGCGTTTCCCGCGATCCTTACGCAAGGACGCTCGAAAAATATTCCGTCCATCGTTCTGTCACAACGCCCCGCATGGATTTCACGCTTCGTATTTTCGGAAGCAAATCACTACGCCCTCTTTCATCTGTCGGATCGTGACGACAGAAAAGAGGTAAGGCGCTTTATGCCGGACCACGTGGACGTCAATAAAGCCTTGCCAAAGTTTCATTCATGGTACTACACTCGCGGCGAACAAAACGCTGTCGCCTTATCGCCCGTGCCCGGCGCCGATGAGATACTAGAGCGGATCGAAAGTCGGTTAGTACCGCCCCGGTCTCGCAAATTGATTTGAAAGGGTACGACATGGAAGGCGCTTCCTACATTCAATGGAATTTGCCGAACTGGATCACCATCACGTTGATGGCGGTCATTGGCACCGTGATTTTCGGCGCAATCGCCGCGTCCATCAAATCCGCACGGGGGTAAAAATCCCGTGGCCCTGGAAAATTTCATCAATGTCGGCCTGATCAAATCACCCATTAATTGGGTGATCGTGTGGCTCATGGTCTTGATGGCCGTGGCCCTTTTGGGCCTTCTCATTCCCGCAACCGCACCAGCACAGGACGTCTGATACCATGGCCGATCAAATGAGCGCACAGGAAGCCGCTTACCGCGCAGCGCAGCAGAACCAGCAGAACCGCTCCATCGTTCTGCGCGGGTCGCAGAATATGTGGCTTCCGATTTTCACCAATACGTTTGCAACGCCCGTCGGGCAAGTGATCAACGTGCCGCTGCGGAACGTCGGCCTCGTGAAGCGCCTCATCGTGGAAGTGTCCGGCACCATCGCACAGAGCGGCGCGGAAACGCTGAACCGCACACCATGGGGTCCGGCCAATATTTTCAGTCAGGTCGTTCTGACGGATTTGAGCAATCAGACCCGCATCAACACGACCGGCTGGCATCTGCACACGATTTCGTCGGCGAAGCGCGGATGGGCCTGGGGCAGCGCCTACACGAACGACAGCCCCGTGGCGTTCGCGTCGAATTATCCTGTGATCACCATGCCGTCGGCTGTCACGACTGTGCAGAGCTATCGGTATTTCCTCGAAATTCCTATTTCGATGGGCGATACCGATTTGCGCGGCGCGATCTACGCGAACGTAGTGAACGCCACGTTCAATCTGCAATTGACCGTCAATCCGAATTTCGTCGTTGCGTCCACCGCATCGCCCACGCTGGCGGTCTACAAGTCCACCACCGCTGCGCTCGGCACCGTCGGCCCGATGACCATCACCGTGCATCAGAATTTCCTGGACCAGTTGCCGACGGCGAATGGTGTCGTCGTTCTGCCGCAACTCGATCTCGGAACTGCGTATCTGCTCAACAATACGACGGCAACGGGCATCGTTGCCAATCAGCAGAACACCATCCCGTTCGCGAATTTCCGCGACTTCTATTCAACGACGCTGATCTATGAAAATTTCGGCTACAACACCGGCCAGATCGGCAGCGACCTCGCAACGTGGTTTTTGCAGAGCGCGAATTACACGAACATTCTGCAATACGATCCGTACATGGCCTCACTCCTGACGCGCGCCGTCATCAACGACGATTTGCCCGCAATTCTCGGATCGTCGGCGTACTATTTCGACAGCCGCGTGAAGCCGATTTCGACAATCCAGTACGGCAACATGCAGTTGGTTTTCCAGCCGAACAACGTGCAGGGCAGCGCCACGCAAATGCTGATCGGTTACGAAAGTCTGGCCTACATCAACCAGATCACTCAGGCCGGATCGCTCTACAATACCTGATCCCTCCCCCGAGGGTGTCGCCCCTAGTACCGCGCGGCCATAGCGCCGCGCGGGAACGGACCAAGCGGAGCGGACGTAAATGTTTATCGAAAATTTCAAGTCGTTTTTCGCAAAACCGTTCTCGCAGGATATGTCTGCAACGAACTGGTTTCTTTTCTTGGGCTTTGTGATCATCGTCATGGTTATGTGGCGGATCATCCTGGCCCATATTTTCTACGAAATGGGAGCACTGGGCAAATGAAATGGGGAATGGTTATTGTCGTTTTGGTTGTCGGCTACTTGCTTGGGATCAAATTTCCTGGGCCAGCAGCGCGCATCGGCCTGACGTAAAATTCGCGCCGTGAATAACTCGACATTCATGGCCGGAATAATCTTCGCCGCGTTCCTGATTTTTATCACGGCACGCGGCGAATTGCCTGCGTATATGGGTTTGCTTCTATCGCCAGCGCCCGCACCAACGCCAGCGCCAGCGCCAGCTACAAATACAAAGGCCGCTGACGCGGCGGCGTC